CAAACGCCTCGGCAAGCGCGCCTACTTCTACGTGGACAAAGGCACCGGCATCAACCCAGAGGCCGGCGTTGGAGGCTACGCCCACAAGGCGCAGCTCTCCAACATCTATGACGCCGACACCGACCCGCTGCGCCTGAACAAGGGCGGCAAGCTCGCCTTCGAGAGCGCCGTGCTCGACGCCGGTTTCTCAGGCTACCTGAACCGGCTCGACGGCACCCAGTCTGGCCAGGTCGTGCTGCTCGGCCCGCAGGCGCCCACCAAGGTGGAGGCCCTGGGCCAGATGACCAAAACCAAGGGCGCCGTCGTGGCGCCCAAGGGCCAGCGCGAGAGCCTGGGCCGGGACCAGGTCGTCGACGCGCTGCAAGCCAACAAGGACTTGCCCGCCGGCTACATGCCCCTCAGCACATGGGACACGATGCTGGCCAAGCTCATGCCCGAGGAGCACGCCGCGCTGGACAACGCTGGCGTCTTTAAGGGCGCCGGCAACGCCTACAAGTCGGACCTGATCAAAGCCTTCGAGGCTGCGACCGAGGCGCCGGTCTACAACCAGTCGGCCACGCTGCGTTCTGGAGAAGAGACCCTGGCCAAGTACGGCCTGCCCCTGGGCGGCAAGTACAAGACCCGCGACATCGCCGCTGCGCTCGAAGCGCGCCAGCGTGAGAAGTACGGCAAGATCGACCCGACCGACCGCAGCGATGAGGCTGCCGACAAGATCGCCAACTGGATGGCCGAGGAGGTGCGCTTTGAGATGTTGCACCCGCGCAAGTCGGGCGTCGGCTGGTACAGCTACAAATTCCAGCGCGCGCTCGACACCTTCGGCGACATATTCCCTGAGCTCAAAAAAGACAAGGACGCACGCGCAACGCTCACCGCGCTGATCGCCATCACGTCCGACGGCCAGAGCGTGCTGCCCAACTTCCGCATGGCGGTCGACCTGTACCGCAACTTCCGTGACAACGGCAAGTTCACAACCGATCGCGGCCACTCGCGCATGGACAGCATCCAGGGCAACGTGGACCTGCTGCAGAAGATGCTCGACGACATGGGCCCCAAGGCCATGCGCAAGTACCTGCTGCAGGAGGCCACGGTCTCCGAGCTGCGCAAGCGTGCCAAGGCCGAGGGCGTCGACTTCAAGACCGACTACCAGGCGAGCGTCAAGCTGCCGATGGCTGCCGTCACGTTCGGCCCCAAGCTGGGCGCGTTCTACGCCAATCTGATGGGCGCCAGCGGTTACCTCACAATGGACCGCTGGTGGTCGCGCACCTTCAACCGCTACCGTGGCACGCTGCTGCAGGCGCCCACTGCGGACGGCCTGGCACGCATCAAAGAGTTGATGGGTCACCCCGAGTGGTCGGACGACCAGGTGATCTCCGCCACGGTGGAGCCACGCAAGTCCTACGAGGCGAAGAACTTCAAGAACGGCACGGAGATCGAGAAGGCCGCCAACACGGTCTACAAGGCCGCCTTCGAGAACCTGGAAGACGCCCCGTTCAACGCCACCGATCGCAGTTTCATGCTTGGCACAGTGGCCAAAGCGCAACAGATTTTGGAAGCCGAAGGGCGTAAAATATCGGTAGCGGACATTCAGGCCGTCCTGTGGTATTACGAAAAGCGCCTGTACGGTGAACTAGGAGCTCGGCAATCTGCCGATGTGAGTTATGAAGACGCAGCAAAAAAGGTCGTCGGAGAACAGCCCGACAGTGGTGAACCCGGACGATCCGATGCACGCGGCGCTGACGGTGGCGCAGTCGGCGATGACACCGGAACAGCGGCTGGAGTTTCTGAAGAAGCTGTCGCCCCCGGCCTCGAGCCCTTCAACCCAGGAGAAGTAGATGGCGGACGAACCTACCAGCAAGCCGGAAACGGAAGCGGACGGAGCACGGGCCGGAGCCTTGCGCCTCTTGAAGGCGCGCCATCAGTCACTGGCTTTCACGGGCCAGATCCCCGACTCGTTGCAGTTGCCGAGCAATATGCCCGAGACAACGGCATCGAGCTCCGACGCCAAAACGCCTACGTCCAAGTAGACCCCGAGCGCGCGAAGCGCCTGGCCGACGCCTATGAGGCGATGGCCCACGCCCCTACAGACCCCCGGGTCCAGGAGGCTTACCAGAACTTGATCCAGCAGACCATGGCGCAGTACAAAGCGCTGGAGGCTGCCGGCTACAAGTTCTGGTTCATCGACACCCGCATCCCGTCCAACGCTGAGTACGCCTCCACTCCGTGGAACGCGATGCGCGACACGCGCGCCAACCAGCAGATGGGCGTCTTCCCGACCACCGACGGCTTTGGCTCCAGTGAGCTCGACGTCAGCGCCAACCCGCTGCTGGCCGACACCGGCCTGCAGTGGCCCGTGGGCGGGGTGGATGGCGAGCTGCAGCCAGTGCTGGCCAACGACCTGTTCCGCGCTGTGCACGACGCCTTCGGCCACGGCCTGGAGGGCGCAGGCTTCCGCGCTGACGGCGAGGAGAATGCCTGGCAGGCCCACTCCCGCCTGTTCACTGGCTCGGCCCTGGGCGCCATTACCAGCGAGACACGCGGCCAGAACAGCTGGCTGAACTACGGCCCGCACGGCGAAGCCAACCGCAACGCCAAGGTGGAGGACACTGTCTTCGCACCGCAGAAGACCGGGCTCATGCCCGAGTGGACCTGGACCGAGGGGCGCGCAGGAGACCAGCAGGATGAGGTCCTGAACCAGGCGCCAGCCAACAAGTACCAGACCAAGTACCTGGCCGGGCGCGACCTGGCCAGCCTCAACGCCGACGAGCGGGCACAGTACGATGTGCTGGCCACCAAGCAGACCGATACCCCTGAGTTCAAAAAGTGGTTTGGCGACAGCAAGGTGGTCGACGCCGAAGGCAATCCGCTGGTGGTTTACCACGGGACAAACCAAAACATAACGTCTTTTGACCCAAGCAAAATAGGCTCACGGGACGCCGGCTTTTTCGGCTCTGGTTTCTACCTCACCCCCGACGCGGACATTGCCACGGACTACGCTGACAGCGCCGTCGACGACGCTGGCAAGGGGGAGGCAAACACGATGGTGCTGTACGCCGCGATAAAAAATCCTTTTGTCTGGGATATGTCGCCGGAAGGCGCCGGGCAAACCCGCGCAGCGCTGGCAGCTATGGGCATCAAGCGCGATGATGTTCGCGGTAACTCTGCCGCGCTGAGCAATGCCAAAGAGCGCGACACTTTCAACAAAGCAGTGCGCGCCGCAGGGCACGACGGTGTGATAGTGCGCGACGAAGATGGAATCCAGGAGGTGGTGGCGTTTTCCCCCACCCAGGTCAAAAGCGCTACGGGCAATAAAGGTACCTTCGACCCTGCCAGCTCCAGTGTCTTGCACGCACCCAACAGTCGCGGCACCTTCAACCCCAAGAGCATGACCGTCAGTCTGCTCGAGGGCGCTGACCTCTCCACGTTCCACCACGAGATGGCGCACTTCTACCTCGAGGTGCTGGCCAACATCGCCAGCGGCCCGAACGCGCCGGCCTCGATCATGAACGACATGGACATCCTGTTGAAGTGGTTCGGTGTCAAGGACCTGGCCACCTGGAACGCGATGAGCCTGAACGAGAAGCGCGCCAGCCACGAGAAGTTTGCCGAGCACTACGAGCGCTATCTCTTCGAGGGCAAGGCCCCCAGCCTGGAGCTGCAGGGCCTGTTCCGTCGGTTTGCCAGCTGGATGAAGGACGCCTACAAGCACATGCAGGAGTGGATGAGCGGCATGGGCAAGACGCTCACTCCCGAGGTGCGCGGAGTCTACGACCGCATGCTGGCCACCGAGGCGCAGATCGAGCAGGCCGAGAGCGCACGCAACTACGCGCCGCTCTTCAAGAGCGCAGAGCAGGCGGGCATGACGCCCGAGGCCTGGGCTCTCTACCAGCTGCAGTCGCAGGACGCCACCGAGCAGGCTATCGAGAACCTACAGGCGCGCAGCCTGCGCGACACCAAGTGGATGGTCAACGCCCACGCCAAGGCGCTCAAAGCCATCACCAAGGACGTCGAGGCCAAGCGCAAGGCGGTCGAGGCCGAGGTCAAGATGCAGGTGGCGAGCATGCCGGTCTACGAGGCCAAGGCCTACCTGGACGCGCTGCACAAACCCACCGCAGAGGACAAGGCCGCCAGCGCTGCGCACAAGGCGCTGCGCGATGCCGCTGAAGCCAAGGCCATGGAAGAGGCCAAGGCCGCGCTGCCGGGCGTCAACGAAGTCACAGGCCTGGAGAAGGCGCAGCTGATCAGCAAGTCCAAGCGCGAGCTGGCCAACACCGTCGACCGCGCGATGATCGCCTGGGACAAGGCCAACCCCAAGCCCCAGAAGACCAACGCACCAGCCGACCTGCAGGTGGCCAGCGAGATGTTCGGCTACTCGTCTCCCGACGAGATGCTTCGTGCGATCCACGAGGCCGAGCCCTTCGCATCGGTGGTGGAGGGCATGACCGACCAGCGCCTGCTCGAGCGCTACGGGGATCTGGCAACACCCGCCGGCATCGAGCGCGCAGCCAACGAGGCTATCCACAACGAGGCCCGGGCCAAGTTCCTGGCGACCGAGCTCAAGGCTCTGAGCGAGGGCATGCGCATAACGCCGCCTGACCGCAGTAAAGTCCTCGAACAGCTGAAGGAGTGCCTTGCATCATGAGTACCGAAATTGCCGCCGCGCTGGCCGACGTGGTCATGCTGCTGGAGAAGAACTCCGGCGACAAGGCCAGCATCGTCGCGGCACTGACGGCCCAGACCGATGCGCTGCGGGCCCTGGCACTGCGCGAGAGCCCGGCGCCGGTGGTCAACTCGGCGCCCACCGTCAACGTGACGGCACCCGCTCAGCCCCCTATCAACGTCACCGCCAAGGCAGGCGAAACGATCGTGCAGATGATCGAGGCCAAGAGCAGGAAGGTGCGCATCAATGTCAAGTACAACGACTCTGGGCGCATCGACTTTATGGACGTAGAAACCGTTACGGAGTAACCCATGGCAATCTCAATGAACGCAACCCTGCGGAACAACCGCCTGGATCAGATCACCACCTTCGCTGGCGCTGGTGCGATCCTGAAGGTCTACACCGCAGCCTACGCTGCCGCGCTGTACCAGTCCAACTGCTCGGCCACCTTCGCGCCTGCCGCCTCCGGCGGCGTGCTGACAGCCAACGCCGTTGCCAACTCGGGCGCAGCCACCGGCGCTGGAATAGCTGCAGCGGCACGCCTCTACAAGAGCGATGGCGCGACGCTGATCCTGGACGGTCTGACAGTCGGCACCAGCGGCACGAACGTGGTTATCACCAACACCACCATCGCGTTGAACGACATCATCACGACCTCCAGTTTTACGATCACTGAGGGCAACCCGTAATGGCAACCGGCACCGGCGTTGCGGAGATTGACTTCGGGGCATTCCCCGGAGCCAATGAAGCCAGCATCGCCGTGTCCGGCCAGGGTAGCATCAGCGCGACCAGTAAGGCGGAGGCGTGGGTGATGGCGGACGACGTGTCGTCTGACACGTTGCACACGGCAGCGGACCACAGGTACCTGCCGCAGTTCGCGTCATTCACATGCGGGACACCCACGGCAGCTACGGGGTTTACGATTTACGGGCGCTCAGTGCACAAGCTGCAAGGCAAGTGGAAGCTGCGCTGGGTCTGGGCAGATTAAGGAGTAACAAATGGCACTCGATTCAAACATCGTTGGCGGTACGTCCGGCAACAAGGCCGAAGTCA